CAAGCTGATCTACTTAAAAAATCAGAACAAAAACCTACAGACCAAGAACAATTTATGCTGATTGAAAGTTTGTATGGTGATGTAGAAAAATTAACAGAAACTCAAGAACAAAACATGACAAATAAAGTTAATATTGAATTTCTTAAATCTCAATTAGAAAAAGCATTAACTGATATTGAGCATTTAAAAGATAAGGTAAGAGCCAATGGAAACAATTATCAGTAGTGTGGTTGCTCTTTGTATGTTTGTAGCTGGAGAATTACAAGAACATAGAATCCAAGCTAAAATGTCAGATTGTTTAAAAGGTAAAAGACTTGCTGAAAGAACAAACACAGGAGATAACATTGAATATAAGTGTGGTAAAGTACAAGCTGAATTAGAAGAAAATATAGATGGTAGTAAGTCTATTAAAAAGATAGTATCAAACAAATAGAGGAGAATATTATGTGGTTAAATTTAGCAGCTAAATTAGTTCCAGGTATGATTAAGACTGGAATGTCTATTGCATCCAACAGAAGAAAGACAAAAGAATTAGAATCAGTAGCAGAATTAAAGTTAGCTGAACGAATGGCTAATGGAGAAGTTGAATTTAAAAGAGCAGTTATTGAATCTCATAAAGGCGACTGGAAAGACGAATTCTGCCTCATATTAATTTCAATTCCTCTGCTTTTATTAGCATGGTCTGTGTTTAGTGATGATCCTGATATACAAGCAAAGATAGATATTTTTTTTAATAAGTTTGCAAATCTACCAATGTTTTATCAAGCTCTTGTAGTAGGTGCATTTAGTACAATACTTGGTATTAAAGGTGTTTCTACATTTAAAAAGAAATAATGTCAGACAGTTTAGAAATAATAAACGAATATAAGGAACAGGTTAGAATATTAAAGCAAGAGGTCGCAGAGCTTCAAGATTCTTCCAAGTCTAAAGATAGTGCCAACAAAAGGTGCTTACAAAAACTTGAACATTTATCTAAGGATTTAGAGGATGCTAACAAAACTATTAAGGATCTAAAAGAAACAAATAAAATGATGTATGAACACCCATAATGAAATTTATGTTAATAATTACTTTATGCTCATCTCTATATAATTCTTGTATGACACCTGTAGAAATTGATAAACTATATCAATCTCATTATAATTGTGCATTAGATGGTTATAAAGTGGGTGGCGAAACTATTAAGAACTTTGGTCACAAAAGAGTAAATGATGAGATGCTTTATGTAAGTTTTGTTTGTAAGGAGATTGAGCAAACTTAATGTGGTGTGTTATCTGGAAAAATGATAAAAGTATATACACAGCTTTTACTAATGTTATTTTTGAAACAGAAAAAAAAGCAGTAGAATTTAAAGATAAACAAAAATCCATGCGTAAAAAACATGATTGCAGAGTAGTTGAATTTGACTACAAATATTTTAAAGGAGTAAATGAAAATGAAATTGACTGATAACTTTAGCTTAAAAGAGATGACACAATCTCAAACAGCTTTAAAAAACAATATAGATAATGAACCTAATGCAGAGCAAATAGAAAACATTAAACATCTTTGCCAGACCATTCTTCAACCATTAAGAGAAGACTTTCAATTACCAATTAAGATTACTTCAGGATTTAGATCACCTGCTTTGTGCGAAATTTTGGGATCAAAATCTACCTCACAACATTGTGCAGACAATGGAGCTGCCGCAGACTTTGAAATACCAGGTGTGGATAATAAAAAAGTATTTAAACATATTATTGAAAACCTTCCAATAGATCAAGCCATTCTTGAATACTATGATGAATCTGATATAAACTCAGGATGGATTCATGTATCTTGGTCGCCAAATCCAAGAGGCCAAGCATTAACAAAAGACAAAGAAGGTTATAAGACATGGCAATAAACAAGGCTAAAATGAAATGCAACTCACCTAAAAGACAAATATCAGGTGGTAAAAAGTTTGTAGTCAAGGCTTGTAAAGGTGGCAAAGAAAAGATAATTAGATATGGGGATGCAAATATGACAATTAAAAAGTCTAACCCTGCAAGAAGAAAAAGTTTTAGAGCAAGACACAAATGTGCTACTGCTAAAGATATATTTTCTGCTAGATATTGGTCTTGCAAGAAATGGTAACAACAGGAGATAAAATATGCCAATGGTAAATGGAAAAAAATATCCTTATACAAAAAAAGGTAAAGACGCAGCTAAAAAAGCTAAGAAGAAAAAAAAGAAAAGTAAAAATAAAAAATATTAACTACTAGGTGTAATCATTTTTATGATTGGGTTTGAGGAGGGAAAAAATTATGCTATATAGTAAAAAACAAAAAAAACTAGCAAGAGTTGCACCGCCAAGAGATAAGATTACTGGTGCTGATTTTAAAGCTATGAAAAAGAAAAAGAAAAAAAAGAAGAATAAAAAATGAAGGAACTAACTAAAAGACAAAAAGATACTTTAGCAAAACATAAAAAACATCATACTGCTAAACACATGGCTATGATGAAAAAAGCTATGAGAAATGGTAAAACTTTTGGACAAGCTCATAAAATGGCTATGAAAAAAGTAGGAAGATAATAATGGCAAAACTTTGTGCAAAAGGTAAGGCAGCAGCTAAAAGAAAGTTTAAAGTATATCCTTCAGCTTATGCCAATATGTATGCTAGTGGTGTATGTTCAGGTAGAATAAAACCTAAGAAGAAAAAGAAAAAGAAATGAGTTTAAGAAAATGGACATCAGAGAAATGGGTGGACATTGCTAATCCCAAAAGAGGTGGTGGTTTTCCGCCATGTGGAAGATCAAAGGGTGAGAAAAGAAAGAACTATCCTAAGTGTGTAAAGTCATCTAAAGCTAGATCCATGACTGCAAGTCAAAGGAGAGCAGCAGTTTCAAGAAAGAAAACAGCAGAGAGAAAATCAAGAAAAGGTAAAAGACCTAACTATGCCAAAACATAAGAAGCTCTGGAAGAAACCTAAAGTTATTATTATTGATATTGGTAAGTGTAAATATTGCAAAGAAGACATGACTAACCAAGAAAGTTTTGTGGCCTTTTATCCTAAAGGTAAAGCTCATTATAAATGTATGAGAGAAGATGATAGAAAGAATAGTTAGATATGCCTAACAACTTTTTTAATCAATTCATACCATTGTTCTTTATACTTACTATCTTTAGTTTCGTTATACAGATTAGCTAAATAATCTAATTGATCTTGGTCTTTATCTCTAACTGTTTTGTCATTAAGCCAATCAAACTTCTTGCCTGACTGACTTAACGATTTCATTTATTGTTCTATTGTTTTAATTTCTTCCTCAATATATGAGTCAGATATATCGTTATATGAATTTGGATTAGGATATAACTTTTCATTCCTTACTTGGTTGCACCTATTAATTTCAGGAAACTTATCCTCATATTTTAAATGACTGGTAAAGTTTTCAAAATTAAATCCATCTGAAAAATAACTTACTGGCACATTAAAAAAATGAGCTAACCAACCCATTAAAAATGCACTCAATCCATTGTAACCTTTCTCATATTTTTGAATCTGTTGAAAGGTAACATTTATTTCCTTCGCAACATCTGATTGACTCATCTTATGTAGTAATCTTATGTTTCTTAACTTAGTTCCAACATGAGAATTAAATCTAATACTGTTGGGATCTTTTGGTTTTGCAGACATGAATAGCCTTCCTTTCTTGTTACTTTTTCAATTATAAAACTATTTACTGTTCGTAGATAGTTTTTGCTTCTTTGTTTTGAGCATTAACAATTCTTCTTACTAACTGTTTGTACTCAACATAATCCTTGATTGTTTTGGTACATAGTCTGCCATCAATCGTAGCCATTATATTGTTATGGCACTTTTGTAGCTTTCCATACAATCTAGGAAGTTCATTACTTAGGTTCATTCCCATTCTCCTTTTTCTTTATAATTGAATGCACCAAATTTTTATGCGATATTTCTTTTACAATCGCATTCTCTGTTGCATTCATCTGACCTGCCGCCTTCTCAACAGAGTCAAATTCTTCTTCTAAAGTTGCAGCAAATTCGTAGTAATATATTTTTTTACAACTCATAGTAATTATTGACTTTTAATTTACTGTTTTTTATATGTTTCGTCAACATATACTTTCTCATAAAAACATCATCAGATTTTATTAATTTTAACTTCTCAGCGTTCTTTAATAAAATACCTACTCTTTGTTTGGTAATACTTAATGCTTTACCTATCTCATCTAACTTAGGAAAACAGTCATGTTCAGCATGATAAGAGGACATAAAATCTATTATTTCTTTTATTCTTGGACTGTAAAATATCTTAGCCATTATTCATCCTTCTCTTTCATGTTTTGAAGCATAGTCTTTAATAGATCATTATATCCTGCAATATCTTTATGAGTATCTTCTTTATAAACATCTTTTTTAGTTCCATCATCAATAGTTCTAGTTAGTTTTAATATAATCATAAGCTGTGGAACAAGAGTAATAGGTACTTTAATTTTGTGGCCATTAATTACTTCCAATGTTGATTGAATAAAATTTGCAATAATGTATGCGTTCTTATCAAAATCACCATATTCAATTTGTTTCTTTTCAAGCATTTGCTTGACCATTTTCTCACCTATATCTATCCATTTAACATTATCGTCTGACATTTAATCTCCTTTTTTTTAATTTTATTTACAAATACATCCATAAAAATTTCCGCTACCATCATTCATAATATGTTGGTTAAATGGTG